ATCAGCGTCAGGAGCTGGTTCGGTTCAAGGCAGTCTACGAGATGGACTTCTGGGAAGAAGAGTCTGCCGACAAGACTCAGATACGCATCCAGACCAACGATGGGTATGGGTATATCGAGGGCTACCAGGCATCTCTGTTTGCGAGGAACCCTGCGGTTGTTGTGAAGACTGGTGTGAGTGGCAAGGGTGACCCTGAGAAGGCGAAGGGTGTAGCCAACTACTTCTTGGGCAAGTCTCGGAGCGTGATCGAGGGGGCCAGCCGTATGGCTCTCATCTACCCGAACTCGTTCATCAAGTACGTCCCGAGGGAGGCAGACAACGTCTATGACAAGGTCATCCCTGTGGCTGTTCCTCCTTGGGAGGTCATAGTCGACAGGGACGCGGTACGGTGGGACTTGCAACGCTATGTTGCACACATCTACTGGCTCAGTGTTCCGAAAGCCAACGAGCGCTTTAAGCGTCGGAAGTCTTTTGCCGACATGGCGACCGATATGGAGAGCTATTTTGACGAAGACAAGGAGGCGAAGGAGAACTATGACCGTGACCGTGCGGCTCCAAAGTCTGATATGTTTCGTCACATTAAGATTGTTGAGATGTATGACTTGTTGGAAGACAAGCTCTACTGGTGGAGCCCTGCTGAGCCCACCAAGTGGTTAGACAAGGAGGACTTCATTCCCTTCAGGGACATATCCGACAACCCTGTTGTTCCGATCATACCGTTCTACTACAACAACATACCTGACCGGCCGCTTGAGGGATACTCGAGCATGAAGCGCATCTATGACCAGCTGTACGAGATGAACATCATCCGTTCATTCCAGGCCAATGCGGTACGAAAGGCTTCAAGGCAGTGGTTGGTGAAGAAGGGCGAGCTGTCCTCTGAGGAGATGGCCAAGGTCACCAGCGGGGTGGATGGTCTCTTCATCGAGGTGGAGTCGGAGGAGTCTCTGGACACAATCATCCGTCCTGTACCGCACGAGTCCACCCCTGTGGAGGTTGCTCGGTACTATCAGGATGTCCAGAACGACAAGGACAAGGGCTCTGTGGTGGCGCCCTTTACTCGAGGCGAGGTCACCAAGGCCACGGCCACAGAGATTGCGGCTCTCGCGGCTTATACCAGCTCAGAGATTGGCCGCATGGCCAGGGAGCGGGACGCTACTATTGAGCACATGGCGAGCGTGTATCTGTGTGTCTTGTCGGTATTCTTGGAAGAGGAGAAGACTGCGGCTCTCATGATCTTTGAGGGCAAGTCTGAGGCTATCAGCGCCAAGGACATCATGGGTGACTTCCGCGTCTACGCTGCAGACCAAGCGGCCACACCCATGTCAGAGGCTGTTCACAAGCAGCAGCTACTCGCCAACGTGCCTGTTCTGGTTCAGCTTGGGGTGCCTCCTGCGAGCATCTTGAAGGAGCTCGTAAGGATCATGGACCTGCCGGAGAGCTTCATCGTTGAGCAGCAGCCAGAGCAACAGCCGTCCACTCCTGGTCAGGCACCTCAGACCAAGCTGCCGCCAGACACTAATGAGATGGTGAGGAACCCATCTGTGGCCAATATCGCCCATGCGCTGCCCAACATGGAGGCCTGATGCCCCTGTTTGACTACCAGTGCAAGTACGGGCATGTCACAGAGAGGTTGATCTACGGGGGTGACATCCCAAACAACGCCATCTGTAAGTGTGGATCTAACTCTGAGAGGATGGTCTCTGCCCCGGCTTATACACCTGGGAGGTGGGGAGACCAGACCGGAAAGTACGGGGTGAACGGTCACTATGACCATGCTCTCGGTGCCAGTTACTCCACCTCGATGGAGAAGGAAGCGATCATGCGGAAGAAGGGCGTGATCTCGAGCTCAGACTTGGACCAGCACTTCGTTGAAGATCGAATCCAGAAAGAAGAAGCCGAGCACGCTCAACACCAGGGCAACATCAAGGCTCTCAAGCAAAACCTCGCAAAGCATGAGCCTGGACGGGCGATTGCAGAGACATTCTCCGTGCCTGAAATGCGAAAGCAGGGCATTCTCACCGACTCAAATGTAAAGGGATGACCATGCCTTACCGACCAAACGACCAGCAGCTTGAATCCATGCTCAGCCAGGAGGGCGGCAGCCCCTCTCTCCGTCCAGACCAGCCTGCTGTTGAGGCTGAGATCATAGGAGCGGCTGAAGACCTGGACACGGAGCGAGATGCGGCCGTGGACAACATGGCTCCTACTGGTCAGTTCTCTGTGGAGGCTCTCAATGACTTGGTTGACTCTTTGAATGCAGTCCTTCCCATGTTTGGAGAAGATCAATCTTACCCCTCCTTTAGCGATGGGATCGACGGCCCGCTCCCCACGGAGTTTGTGTCCGCTCTGGCGATGGTGGCAGATGCTGCCCGCTCTGCTGGACTTGAGCGCCTGGCACCAGACTTGGAGAACATGGGAGACGATGGAGGACTCGACAAGGCGGCACGGATGCTGGATACCTTGGCGGGAGACCAGAGCTTCAAGACTTTTCTGCGGACATCGGTAACTCAGCCGGCCCGCGAAACCCCCGCCCCGGCTCCAGAGGCAGCGCCTCCTGCAGCACCGCCATCTGGTGACATGGACGCTCTTCTTCAGTCCAGGGCATAACCACCCCCTGACGGGGATACGGATACATCATGGAAGACACAGCAGCTGCCCCGGCAGCCACAGATACCCCTGCGCCAGCTCCAGAGGCAGCGCCAGACACTCCATCGGAGGCGCCACAAGAAGCGGCACCGGCACCAGCCGAGGCTCCTGCTGAGGAGGCACCAAAGGAGTACAGCATTGATGACTTGTTGAGTGCAGAGATGCAAGATCCAATCATCACATCTGGTGAGAGTCACACCGGTATCAACTACCAGCAGGTCTTGAACGAGCTGCCCGATGATGCGAAGCGTTTGATCTCCAATCTCCGCAGCAGCTACACCAAGAAGACCCAGGACATTGCGGAACAGAAGAAGATCATGCAGCAGCATGTGGAGGAGATCTCAAGCCAGAGAGAGGCCCTCTACAAGAGCGAGTTCTACAAGGACGTGCAAGAGGCCGCAGCCAAAGAGCCGGGGAACCTGGACCCGTATGACCCCAAGTCATTCGAGGCTCGCATCCAGAGCGAAGTGGCCAAGCGCATGCAAGACATGCTCAAGCCCATGAAGCAGGCCCATGAGCTCCAGCAGCAGAAGCATGCCCTGGACAACTTCAAGCGAGAGCACCCAGATATGGAGGAGATGAAGACCGACATCGCAAAAGTTCTGATCAAGAACGAGCACATGGACCTCGAGCAGGCGTATTGGGTGATCAAAGGCAAGCGCCTCCAAGACCAGCACAAGACCCAGACCGAGGAGCTTGGCCGATACAAGAACGCTGCCCGCTCTGCTGGACTCAAGGTTGGAGGCGACAGCCGTGGCAAGTCCTCAGGTGTTCCGCAGTACGTCTTGGACAAAGACGATCCTGTGGCCATATACAAATGGCTCGAGTCAAATAAAACAAAGTGAAGGTTGCGCGCGCGTATCTGTTTTGATACCGTCTCCGTGCGGCCCCCGTTGGGACAAGCCTCAACCCGCCCCCATAGCTGGGATAAGCGTGACTGACTCTTGTTTCAACCCTAAGTTATAGGTTTATCATGGCCGTTCAAAACGACATTCTCTCCAGTACCGCGCGTGCTCGGAGCAAGAAGGCCCTCGATAATCTCTTTCAGACCGTCCCTCTTCTTGACCACATCAAGAAGGCTGGTGGAGTCGAAGAGATTAACGGTGGACAGCGCATTACCCGCGCAGCAATCCTTGCCGAGCATTCCAATATCACCCAGCTCTCTACCGGCTATGAGTCGATCGCTGCTGGTGTGGCCGATGTCCTCCGCTCTCCTGAGTTTGAGTGGTGTGACTTCGTGGCACCCATCATCATCACCAAGAAGGAAGAGCTCTCCAACCGTGGCGACGATGCCGTCATCAGCATTGCTGATGCGCGCATGAAGAGCGTCATGGGCATGCTCAAGCGTGAGTGGGAGAAGCAGGCTATCGCCGGAACCTCCACTGTCCTCACTGAGATGCAGACCCTCAACGGTCTCGACGCCGCTACTGGCTGGCTCGAAGAGGTTGCGTTCGGCTCTCAGGCTAACAGCGTGGGTGGTATCTCCAAGGACACCTACAAGGCCCAGAACTGGAACAACCAAGTTGCCAGTGCAGGCGGTGCTTTCAACACAAACCGGGCTGGTGAAGGCGCGATGACGGATCTGATGATCCAGACTCAGATCTACGCTCCCGAGGGAACTGTTGATCTCATCCTCGCAAGCCCTACCTCCTACAAGCTCTATAAGCAGTCCCTCCGGTCTCAAGAGCAGTATGTCAAGGAGACGGTACTCGATGGTGGACGCCTGGCGCTCGCCTTCAGTGGTGCTCTGATGTACGTTGAGAACAACCTGGGCTTCACTGGCTCTGGTGGCTCCAACAAGATGAGCATGTACTTCCTCAACTCCAAGTCGATGAAGATTGTCTTCGACAAGGAAGCAAACTTCAGCCTTAGCGACTTCCAGGATAAGAGTGGATACGCAGCCCGCGAGGCGCACCTCTATGTGCGTACTCAGCTGGTCGCAGACCATCTCGCCTCCCTGGGAATCCTTACCAACGGAGAGGCATAGTCATGGCTCGTTACGATCTACATCACGGAAAGAGTCCTCTCGAGGTTGCCATCGTCACTGGCGCAGGCGCTGAGATTGTGGAGTTCACTACGAACGAAGCACTCACCGCTGGCGACTGGGTTGGTCTTGACACCAGCCAGTCTGATGAAGACCGAGTGACCGAGGTTGTTCAGGGTAACGCTGACGGTATGGTCATCGGTGTTGCACTCGAGACGGTTGCCTCTGGCGCCACCGTTCGGGTGTGCGTCTCTGGCTACGTCGAAGGCGCGAAGACTGATGGCAATGTCGCGGCCGCTGGTGACACGTTGATTCCTGCCGCTTCTGGAGCAGTCACCAAGGGGGCGGCTACGAACGTGCTTCCCATCATTGGAATGGCTCTTGAGGCAGACTCGTCAACTACTTGTGACGTGTACATCTACCGTCGCTTCTGAGTCGGCCCGTCAACAGGGGGCGGGCATCCGTTTGGGTGTCCTCCCCCTTTTTCTTTAGGAAGGTACGATGGCAGTTCTCTCTACCGGTCAAGCACCAGCAGCTCAAGACAAGCTCGTCATCAACACCGACTGTGACCAGACATCGGACAACGATGTCCTCAGCGGCAGCGCCACGCTGTACTCCATTCGCATTGAGAACCCACACGCCAGCGCTGTGGCCTTTGTGAAGCTCTACGATAACGTGGCACCCACGGTGGGCACTACGGACCCTGACATCATCCTGAGTGCCCCGGCCGACAAGGTCATCACATGGGTCATGCAGGCCGGTGTGAGCATGGACTCAGTCTCCATGGCTTGTGTATCTACAGCGGGGAGAGCGGGGACAACGACCCCGACTGGAACCATCGACGTTAGACTAACAGCGAAGTGAGTGACCTATGGCCCTGACGAAGACCACGATCAACGCCAATGCGGCCACCTTAGAGATGGTGCAGACCAGCGCCACCATCACTGCCGATGATGACATCACCGGGGGAGTGACGGGGAACCTCCAGCAGGTAGACATCGACAACTCCAACAACCCGAACACTGCAGTCTACGTCAAGCTGGCAGACGTTGCAGACGCGACAGCGGGGACCACTGAGCCTAACTGGTGCTTCAGAGCTCCAGGCGGCCAGAGGACATCTTACACCTGCTTGGGGGCCAGCCCTTTCGCTACAGGCCTGAGCCTATGGTGCTCGACAGAGGCGGGTAAAGCCAGCGCAACGAGCCCAAGCGGGACAGTTTCTGTCCGTATCCTGGTTGGGACTAACTGATGAACCTGTCTGAGATTCGCAGCATGGTTGGGTCCATCGTGGACTATAGCCCTGATGTTCAGACCTACAAGGACGAGGTCACGCGGGTAGTCAACCAGCTGTATCTCGAGATGTTTGCGGACAAGAAGTGGCAGTTTGCCCAGAAGACTCGCGAGCTGACTGCCTACGGGGATGTGAGTGGTGTTGGCAACACGGGTGCTGGGGCCTTCACGTCTACCACGGCGGTCTTTGCTGGGTGGATGGAGGGCCAGATCATAGAGATCAGCGGAGGGACATGGTCTGGTGTCGCGCTCTCTGGAGAGTACATCATCCGCAAGTTGTCAACGACTACAGTTGTATACCTGGACAATCTGGATGGAACCGCTGCCACATCAGGCTCAACCACAGCGCCTGCCACCTTCAAGGTCAAGCATCGCTACGTAGACATGCCGGAAGACATGGTCAAGGTTCTGAGCCTGGGCATCCGCTCTCCCGCATCATCCTCAGCCACGGCCACCGGCAATGCCACGATCAACTTCCTCAACTGTTCCCGGCATCTTGATGAAGAGCTGGATCTCGATTTGGATATTGCTGGGCGTCCTACGGACTGGGTCAGATACGACAACTACCGAATGCCGCAGCCAGTCACAGCCCCGGTGCTGGCATCGACTGCGGGCAGCCTGGCAGCAGGCACGTACTATGTGAAGTACACCTTTGAGGACAGCAACCGGAGAGGCGCGGCCAGCCCTGTGGCTTCTGTTGCCCTGGCTGCGACAGGAGGCATCAACATCACAAGCGGGCTCCAGTCCACCGGGGCGAACTCAGGCATTATCAAGCGGGTCTACATCCGCACGCCAGACTCGATGGCGTACTACCAGTCCAGCAGCGCCACAGTCGATGAGACCACTGCTACGCTCTCGGCTCTTGCGCTGGATTCGGCATACTTCACGTCAGCTGATAGGCTCCCTGAGCACGGTGGCAGTTATGAACGGGTAAGACTGTATCCTCGCCAGAGCTCAGACATCACTGTCACTGTGCGCTATCTCTTCCAGCCCCCCATGCTGGCAGAGGACACCGACGTGCCCCTGCTGCCCCCGTCTCACCACAACTACTTGGTGTATCGGGCCTGTCAGGAGCTGTTCGTCAAGCACAACAATGTACAGCACAGCGAGCTGTACAGACGGAAAGCAGATGCTGAGCTCTTGAGGATGGAGAACAGGTATCTCTCTGAGGGTGCCACTCACTGGGTGAAGGCTTCCTTCAGGTCCAGGCCATCGCTTCAGTTCTCTGAGTCCAAACTGACCACATCGGGGTAGGCATGAAAACCCCGTATAAAAAGGAGTTCACTCCTCTTCTTGGCGTTGACGATCAGGTCCCCCAAGCAGATCGAACCGCTACACGCATCGTCAACATGACCCTGGACGAGCGCACCAAGGGGTGGGACTCGAGGGTGGGCTACGAGAAGTTCTTCACAAGTGCATCAACAACCCCATATGGAAAACCATTCGGCT